CGAATGCATCTGTACCTGCGTAGAACTTAAGATTGTTCTTAAGTGCACGGTACTTACGTGGCATAGCAAGGATGATTTCCTGCATCTTTTCTGGAGTCCATGCGTTATCAGCAACGGTAATTGCTGCTTCATGTGAATCTCCATTATCCTTATGCTTCTTGATGAAGCCAGGCATAATTGAAAGGAATGGCGCTGTTGTGCCATCACCATTAATAGCAAGATCTTCAATGTCATTTGCGAATGCATTTGTCATCAAGCGAACGAGATGATCTTCTAATGCACCACCCTCGACATTGTCTTCTAGTGCTTCAGCAGAAACTTCCCAATCAAGACGAATTTTCTTGGTTGTAAGTTCTACCTTTGAGAATGTAGCACCAGTGTTTGTGTAGTTACCAACTGCTTGAGCAGCAGCACGAATAACACGCTCACCAACGTTAATCTTCTCTAATTCCATACTGTTTGCTCTCATGGTCACACGACGACCATCTTGAGCAAGAATGGTTGCATCCCAAACATAATCGATAAAACGACGTGCCTGTTCAGGACGTAAAATTCCGCTTGCAGCATCACCCGAAGGATTTACGGCATTAGGACCAGTGGTTACTCCAAAGTTAGCGTTTGGGATGTTACCAAGTGTATCTGCACCTGGATCTGTTACACCACCAACACCACCTGAAGCAAAAGCGCCTTGACCTTGATAAAGACCTGGTGCTGTTCCGCCTAGTTCGCCAGTTTCTCCTGGCTGATTTTTCTTAATCTCTTCCGACATATTGTCACCTCCTAAGTGATTACTTAATTAAATAAGTCGGCTGTTTTGAGGAAACGTCCGCCCCATAGGGATTTTTCAACCATTTCTGGTTGCTCCTGTACGATCTCGCCTAGATCGCCAGACTTTCGGAAAGCGGTGTCTGCTTCTACTGCGTCTACTCGCTTACCAAACTTTTCAACTTGTTCAACCGTTGCAGCAATATCTTTGGCGACTGCATCAAGTGAACTCTTTACTGCTGCTGTATCAACCTTTGAAGACTTAAGCATTTCTACTTCTGCCTGCAAAGACTTTACAGTTTCAACTAAATCGCTAAAGGCTGATGTAATTGTGTTTCTGATTTCTGCAATTGATTCAACAATTGCTTCATCTGATTTAGATACTTCTGTAGTGACTTCTGCTGCTGATGCCTCAACTAATTCCTCAGTCTTGACAACTTCTTCTGTTGTGGTCTCTTCAGACTTTTCAACAGTCTCTTCAGCCACTGGAGTCTCTTCAGACTTTTCAGTAACCTCGGCAACAGGAGTTTCAACTACTGCATCTGCCTCTGGAGCGACTTCTTCTGACTTTGCAACTTCGACTTCTTCAGTCTTTGTTTTCTTTGCCATAGGATTATCCTCCTTGTTAATCTTAGCATCAATGCCTTTAGCACTATCTACTAAGAATTTGACTATATCCATTTTTTCGTTGTCTTCTTTTTCAACGAAACCTATATTCTTCATTTGATTTCCAGTAGTTGGGCTAACCGCTGTCTCTTCGTCTGATACCATAACCAAACCAGACTCTTCATCATAAAAAACATTTTCTAATGCAACATCTTGACCTTTGACAACATCTACTCCATCAACTTTCTCTACCTGCATAATATTTGCAAACTGATTTGCTGGGGAATCAACAAGAGATAATTCTACAAGGTCGTAATCCTTAATAATTCTAATTGTAGAATCTGACTTCTCGTCATAACCATCGTCCCACTTATTCATACGCCCACCGATAGAGAATCCTGTCAGTGTGCCGTCCAAAACCTTTTCCCATGTATCCTGTGCACCTTTTGAAACATATGCAGATACAAAAACTCCAGAATAAAACTTTTTAGATTCTGGATCAAAATATCTATCTTCTTTAAAATTAACCATTTTACCAACAGCAAGTGGCTGGTGCATTTCACGAATGTTTCCACGAAACTTTGAAAATGCCTTTATTGATGCCTCTGCTGTAACAATATCACCTTGCTTATCAATGTTATCAAGGGATGCAAAACCTGAGACGATGCGTCTTTCCTTGTCTACCTTCGCAAATGGAAGGGAAAGTCTTACTGAGTCGCCAATGGTGTCCCAATGGGCTTTTGATATAGTCATACTAGTATATATTATAGAGCCTTTTTTACACAAATGTTAATAAATTGTGTATAAGGTTGTGGATAACTAAGAGGTTGATCTTCCCTCTCCCTTTGGATTTCTTCCATTAATTGTGGCTTCTCCATCGGATTGGTTATTTAGCCTTTCTCCATCCCTAGCCCTCTCTGAATTATCTTCTGGCTTAGGGCTAAACGGCTCATCTCCTCCTTCCCTTTGAGGTAGTCCAAGAACAGATCTGGCCTCGTTTGGAAGCATAACCTGAGTCTTGACATATCTTTCTAATATTTGAGATTGAGCAATTTCGTCTGTAAGAGTTAATTCTTTAAACTTTAAAACAAGAACATCTGTTTTTTCTTTAACTATCTTGTTAATAATTTTTTCTAACTCTCTTTGTGCTGGCCTAGATACTTGTTCCTTAAATGTCCGATCTTGCGCTAAGGCTGCTGCAATAGATCCAGAATCTCCCCCACCTATTTTGGACAATGGAACCTGGTGTGCAATTAGTACATCGTCACGATTTTGCTTACGATATTTTTCAAATGAGCCTTCTTGTACACCATTTTCAATTGGCTCCATCTTGAATTCAACTTTATTGCTATCGCTATCTCCAGGCAGTGGTATGTATAGAGTTCTGTGCGACTGCCCCTTAAGTCCCGTCTGCAAAAATCTAAACATCTTATCTTCAGCATCAGCAGATAAACGAGCACCCTTTAGTGTCACAACATAACGAGGAACAGCCTTATTGCTAAAGTAGTCAATGTTATATTGTGACGCTAATTGGTCTCCATGGAGCGAGTTTATTGCCGACATGATATCTGGGACACCATAAAAAGTATTTAAAGGCGAATACTGTTTAAAGTGTATAATCTCATTAGGCCTTGGATCAGACGTAACTGGATTAGCATTCTTTGCCCCAAAATTTCTAAAATATACAACCTTACTTCCAATAATTTGAACATAGCCGTCACGCAATCTGCGTACACGCATTGTTGTTGCTGGAATATGTCCTACATAACCAATTTCTCCACGAGTTGTTCTGCCAATTTCAAGATAACCATTTCCTACAGCCTGAACATCCGTATAAACCTTCATCATTGTGGTTGTAAAAGAATCATCATCATTTAAAGACTCTAGCCATTCATGCATTTCTATTTTTGCACGTTCAATTCTATTTCTTGCTCTATCTACTTGACCCTTATCCTTATTTGACTCAAGCCTTAACATCGTACTTGGAGAAACTTCAAAGTCATACCCAAGGCCAACTATATTTTCAACCTTTGCATCAATTGCTGCGTGGTTAGCAAAAGATGTATCATAATAATTGGCAAGTTCATAAACATTCCACGGTGGAGTTATTACATCAAACAGCCCATAACCATTTCTGTATACAGTTCCAGGATTAATTTCTTTTGACTTAGAATCTCCTATTCCATGCTGCTCTGCCCTTGCGCTATCTAGATAACCTTGAGTTGGATCATTTGGCATTGCCTTTTCAACTAAACGGTTAGTCCTTCTTTTAAAATTATTATCTATGCCAGAGTATGATTTTAATTCTGTCCACGATTTATTAAATGGATCTGATGACTTGAATAAATCTTGTGAATCTGACAATGCATCTATTCTAGCGCCAACTATATATTCTTTTTCTTCTGACATTATTCCTCATCTCCATACTTAGCAATCGTATCTTTTGCTGCCTGTACGGCTCCAAGATCATTCAAATTAGGAATAAGCCCAGCCTTCATTCTATCTACCTGCTCACTGTACTCCTCATCAGTAACTCTTCCCATGCCTGCAAAAAAGTATGCTTCGCCATCTGGCTCTCCATAATATGCTGCTGCCTGCTTTAGTTCTGCGATTCTTGAAAGATCGCCCTTCATTGATGGAATGTTTAATATATTTCCATTTCCATCAGTAAACCATTTACCATTAGATTTTTTCCATACATAAATACCCCAGTCATAATTTTTATCTATTAGGGTGACTTTAGTATCGCCTATTTGACCAGGCATTCTTGGCTTACCGTCTTTACCAAAAAGTGGCTGATTTTTGTTTTTCATAACCATTAGTATACCATATTATACCGCATCTGATATTTGTGATTGCCACAATACATCTTTAAAAACTGCATACTCGTAGTCCTTAAAACTAAAAACTCTAGAATCATCAACGATTATTTTATTAGTGCCAGTGTACGCCTTATATATATCTGCAGGATTTACTCCATAATAACTAACTGATGACTGAACTAGTACGCCCTGCCATACAAAATAATCATTCCAATATTCCCAGTCAAAAACACCGTCTACAGAAAACTTTACCCTAGCCCAAGGTCTCTTGGTTACTGTCTGAATAGCCTGAAGATTAGTTGTCTGATAAAAAGATAAACTGTTAAATATGATTGGGCCATTAATCATTATTGATCCCGCATAAGATTTAAAATTTAATATGCTGGGGAATCCTATTCCTAGCATTGCCCATTCATTAATATTAAGTATTGGCTCTTTTACTATCTTTCCATTTAAATAAAATGCTATACCGCTATAAAGCGCTCCTGTATTTCCATCAATTGCATATACCTTTGCTCTTTTGCCCGTTGGATGATTTGCGACCATATACAGTTTTATTGTTTTTCCTTTTGCATTTATTTGCATAATTTGTGTAGGAGCATATGGGAAAAAATCCTCATTAAACCTAATCAAAGACTGCATAGCCATAACTTCATAGTTTTCATCTTTGTTGGCATTAACTGGTATAGCAAGCCCTCTATTAATAAGTGGATCATAACTACCTCGCAATTCTAAACCAGAATTTCTAGTCAAATAAAGGTATGGAGATGATCCTTTATATATAACAAAAGGATTTTTAGATTTATAATTATAATAGTACCCGTTGTTAACATACGGATATACATTAGTTCCAAATCTAGTACCTATATTATTTGCCGTATTATAGTTAAAGGCTTGAGAGGCTAATTGTAAATTTTTAATTTTTATTGGTTGATACTTAATTCCATCAACTAAGAATTCAAGATGGACAACAATGGCAATCTCATTAAAATCAATTCCTTTTGGAGGATATATAATCGTATTATCAACAACCTCATATTTAGTATTAATCCACTCGGCTCCTGGACTGACTACACCATTTTTAGGAACATCTTTAGTATTAACAAAAAATCCTTCTGAAGCATTAGCACCAGACTCAAGATATTCAAATGTAATATATGTTTTTACTATTGCGTCTGATGTATCATATGAATATGTCTTGATAGACTTTTCTTTAAGATCTTGATAGTTTACATATCCAGTATACAAATAATTGTCTAAAGATTCATAAGTTCTTTGTACTGGATAAGAATAAGTTGAAGATAATTCACTATACGGCCAACCAGCACTAGTTACGGTTTCTGTTTCTTTAAATTTTGCAGGTGCTGGATAATTAACATTGAACTGAATAAAATCTAACCCAAACTTACTATCTCCATATTCGTCTGTAATGTATTGGCCAAAATATGATAAAGGTATGTAGTCTTTCCAAGATCCCTTTATGTCTATATCTAAATAAAAATTATTAAAATAGTTTTTAGGAACTATTGAAAAACTAGCAACATGCTTTTCTAACTCTATTGTTAAAAATGAACCAACATCTCCTCCATTAGAAACAAAAGACCAAAAATCTTGGTCTGCGTCTCCACCATCATAATTAACCCCAGAACCATAAAGATTAAAAATATTTTCATAGTCTTTTGGAACTCCTAGAATATTAAATAAGTCTGCAATATCTTTTACATTCTTTTCAGAACATAGAGCAATCTTATAAATATTTCCAGTAAATGTTTTTTCAAATTCTTTGGTACCTCCAACATACATCTTTAATGAGGAGGACCCATTAAAAAATGAAACTAAATTTCCTCCATAGTAATCTCTAAAAACATCTATCTCAATACCAACTGCGAAGATCTCATTTTCAGGAACTGAAAATACCTCATATATTGTCTGAATAGGTGTATCTCCATATTTCAAAATATATTTAATATCTGCACCAACAGACTCTATCGATAGATAGTTGCCAGAATTATCTTCTATTCTAATAAGAACTTGATTTTCTACAGCCCCGATTTCTTTTTTAAACAAACCATAGAAGGCATGTGTTCTTTGATTTAACAAATTAAAATTATCAAAATAAAGATATGAATTAACATTGTCCCAAGTTGGAGAAGATGGTCTTAAATTTATAAACAAAGAAGTTTCGTTTTGAATTACCGCACAATCATTTAATAATTCTTTGCCATTATTAGTAACGTTATTAGTGACTATTTCAGGAACTATAAATTCTGGAGTTTTTAGATAATTATCTTCAATTAATATATTATCTAAAAGACCCTGCGACCAAGATCCGAGATCTGGATAGTTATAGTTTTTAGTATAGTCAGCAAAAGAATAATCAAACAAAACAGTGCTTCCACCGTAAGATGCGTTTAGATTTTCTGGATACTGAACACCTTGGCCATAAACAAATCTTCGCTTTGCAACTAAAGAGGGAACCAAGTATGTATATAAGGCTATACAATCTAGTTCAATCGGCTGTATATCTTCATAAGCATAAAATCCTATCCAGTCCTGGCTTTTACCAGATTCGTTTTCTGCATCTGGCAGTAAGATTGAAGAACTATTTATTGCCATTGATACAATTTCTTCACCATTTAATAAAACTGTAGACAGATTATTGGAATATCTCCAATGTATTAGCATTGGCCTTTCCCATTGACCAATATAATATGACTCATACTTTTCATTTATCTTTAGTATTAAAAACGGGCCGTCTACATATAGGCCATCGGTTGAAGCAATCGGGCCAACTATTCTTTTTGACTGAGAAGAAGAATTGTTTGTTCTTAGCCAAAACTCTAAAGTAAATTCTTGATACCTACCTCCTTCAGACATCATTCCACCTGAAGGAACAATTAAGCATGGCTTATTATTATTACTATATAACTTAGTGACATTCTCTGATCCAAAAACCATAGGAATACCAAAATTTTTTGCAACCAATGAGTTGTTGTTTATAAAATAGTACCCGCTGTAATCTGATAAACCGTATGCTTTTGCTTCAATTACATCGCTACTACTTAGTGCTATGCTGCTTGGAAGACTTATTTTATTTACCCCCAAAGAACTGGACTGAAACTCTTCACACCACTGTCCAAAAGTTATGCCGTTGATATAAAAAATATAATCGGATAAATTTGACGATTGGCCTAAATAATTTATTTTAATAACTAATCTTATTGGTAATGTTGTGTCTTCTGGACTAAAGGTTTCTGATAAAAAGTACCATCGATTTGATAATGAAGCATCATAAGACTTTAAAACATCTATATATTGTTCTTGTGCATCATCATAATATCTATAACCTATCTCAATGCTCAACGCATATGGACTAGTAGTATAAAAATAAGAACCAATTGAAAAAGTTTTTAATGTATTGTTTAGTTCCTGTACTGTTATTATATTTTGACTAATAAGAGTTGTAGAGAATACATTTGCTCCAGTAGATAATGGTGTTATTTTATTAATAGCACTGTCTGGAAACGGGGCATCTAATAGTTCTTCAGTTATTAAAGAAGATCCATTATCAAGTGTCCAAGTAGAGGTATTTCTTTGTACTTCTGAAATTAAAGAAACATAGTCAGCCTTATCATCGAGTGCCCATAAAAACTGAGGGTGCTCTGAATATATTTTCTCTGCATATAAATTTGACGGGCTAGACATTATGAGTCTATTTTATCATACTAAGAGATTTTTATTTCGCAAGCATCTGTAGTACAGTACATTTCGCCCTGCGCTTCCAGATTTTCTGCTCCATCATAAATAGCAGACCAGTCAATCTTTTTAATCTGACCGATATAAGAATTATACTCTTCTTCGGTAATCTCAGTATATGGCTGTTGTGGATATACTTTATTTCCCATCGGCAAAAATGAGACTGCTTTTAATTGTCCCTCGTACATATGAAGTGCAGGCGCAATATGCTTTGTTTCAGTTTCTTTGTCAAACGAAAGCGTTACGGATACACCGTTATCTGACCAATATTTTTGAGCAGTTGCAGCAAGCGCAATCTTCTCAAATAATGTTACTTCTTTTTCAGATCTTGAATGGCCAGAATGCACTGGGAAATAAACGACAGTTGTATTCGCAGATACAAGATCAGCCTCCATCTTATATCCTGCAGCCTTGAACAAATGAATCATTGGGTCAGTATTCCCAAATCTAATTGCTCTTAAGAAATAATTACCACCAGGTGCCCAGTGAACTCCAGGCGTTGCGCCAGAAAGAATTGACACAGACCCTGATGGTTTAACAGTTGTGACTCTAATGGAATCACGAACACATAGCCATTCAGAATATTTATGATCATATCTACGAATAGTCTCATATCCTTCGTCCATCCATTCACGCACAACAGGCAAACCAAATTTGTCTGAGAATGAGGCAATGCCAGTAAGCGATGTTCCAATACGACGATTACGCTGCATAATTCCATTTGTCTGCTGCCAATGAGTTGGTATCAGCGTTACCGTCTTTCCGTATAAATATGCAAACTTTAATGTACGCAAGAAATCTTCTTTAGATTCATGACGATTTAGATGTACCTCAACCAAGGTGCATAGTTCATATGATTCCAAAGGTTGTTCAGCACAAGGGTTAAAGCCCATAACACGATAGTCTTTGCCATCAGCAGGATCCTTTAAGCGCCCGTAATTTCTTGCCACATCTAGCCATATAAAACCAGGCTCTCCATTATTAGCGATAAGATCTACATAGTCTTCGTACTTTGTACCTACCGTCGCAGAAACAGAGTTATTAGACATCCATGCCCAGCCTGGATTTTCTGGATCAAAAGAATTTCTTTCTGGAAAAACCTCAGAATTCTTAAGGTTCATAAAATCTTCATCTTGAGCATTACCTAAAGCCAAGGTAGCAGATCGTCTAACATTTCCTGATACCACACAGGTACCAATAAGGTTAACTATATCTACTATTGCACGAGAGTCAAGTGTTTCTCCTGCTCTACCGCCGATTACAGCCCTTATCTGCTTGTGGAGTTGTATAAGTGGTGCAGGACCGCTTGCCGTGCCTCCAAAGCCCTTGATAGGGGCACCTAAAGGCCTAATAAGGTCATAGTTAAACTCCTGAATATACATATTAGGCTTTAGAAATGAATTAATAAGTAATCTAACAGACTCTACCCATCCTTCACGAGTATCTGGTATTTCGTATACTTGTGGTGGCTCTGTAGGCTCATAAATAGGCAGATTTTTGTCTGCCCCCACAGTATCAAACCCTACACCTACACCCATCATAAGAGCATCCATAACCCAAGCAAATAATGTGCCTGGATCATTTCTATCTATGTCTTTTGTAGATACCATAGCGCAGTTTTGTAATGCTGCTGAGTTTTTCTTTTCCATTGTAAGTGCCGTTCCAAAAGACCATAGCCCTCGTCCTGGCGGAGTCCATTTTAATTCAAATAAACGCTGATAAGCCTCTTTTGCAGAAGACTGTGCTTTATAATCATTCCATGGTAGTCTGTTTTCTTTAGCATGATTCTTTTGGGCTGAATACATACCCTCGATTACTCGACGACAAACCTCATGCCATCTTTCCTTAGTTCCATCTTCCTTCATACGGGAGTAGGTACGAATAAATGTAATCTCTCCTAATGAATTACCCCCAGCATCGGCAAATCCAAATGGTGGTTCCTTTGTTTTATACTCATTTATAAACTCTTCAGACAAACGAAAACTAAAAAAATCAGACATGTATTTCTCCTAATTGAAAACTCTAATTGCTTAAGTATACCAGAGTTTTTGTTTTTACAAAACTCTAATGCTATTATTTAGGGTTATGGCTAAGTATAACTTTTCTTTTGCCACATTAATTTTTTATAACCAGAATTAAAAAATGATCTTACTTTTGCCACTATGGCTTTAATGTTGTCAGTTTCTTTTTGATCTCTTATAATTTCAGAAACAAAATTTTGTCTCATAAAAGGTATTACCTGAACTAACGGAGTTCCCCTTTGTACATAACCCTTAAAATCTTTTTTAACTAAAAATGACAATAATCCATCAGACGGATAGCCATCAATATCAACTACTGCAGCAATTGCGTATAAGGGTGATACTTCGTGATGCTGTGGCTGTATAAAAATTGCACTTACACCTTTACTACCCTTTGCTACCCAAATTGGATTTATTCTAAATATGTGCTGTATATATTTTTCATTATCTATTGGATATCCTTCTACTTGTCTTATATCGTGATTACCAATCATAGGTTTTCCGCCAAAATTAGAAAAAGTTTCCATAGACTTTGGGATTTGAAAAATTCTTTTACCTTCAGTAGTATCAATATAAATATCAAATGGTGTTTTAATTATATACCCACTTGATAACATATCTAAAAATGCAAGACACCTTTTAACCGTTAATCTTTGTACTCCGTCAATTGGGGTATCATCATTTTCATAAAATGGCAATATTTTTTTAAACCAGGATGGTATTTCTTTAAATGCTGGAACTGGTTCTGGAAATAAATCTATATTTTTTGGCAATGTAGACACAAATGATATTTTTGCAGAATTTTTTTCTTTCATAATATCAGTATACCACAAGTTAAAAAGTTATTAAACTATTCTACTGAATCTTGTGTATCAAATACTAACATTGTTTCTGTAAAGAAGTTATCATAAGGCTCACAGTTAATTGATATTTTTGTTAATGGCATACTAATAGTATCTACTAAAAGTACATCAACAAAAGAGTTTGAGTCAGCAGAAAATATTTTATAGGTTGTATCAATTTGTGATGCTGGAATAAATTTAGTTACTTCATCTTTTTGAACTAGAATATAGTGTGAGTTAGAGAATAAGTCTCCATCTACATATATAAATTCATTTTCTGGAAAAGTATTAATAGAAACAATTGTAGTTTCTACAACATTTTCTGAACTTAGTGATATTGTAGAGGAATCTACTTCCCAGTTAGTCCAGGCTACGTTTGCTGGATTTGGTATATTGAGTCCCAATAATGTATCTCCAACTTGCAAGTCTTTAGCAGCCTTTGATGATTTTGGAGAACCTGGAACTAAAACTTTAGTTGATTCTGCCAAAGAGTGGGCGTGAATTCCAGGATGAAAATGGAAAGCACCAAACGCACCGAAGGCACCAAACGCACCGAAGGCACCGAAAGCACCGAAGGCACCGAAGGCACCAAACGCACCGAAGGCACCGAAGGCACCAAAGGCACCGAAAGCACCGAAAGCACCGAAGGCACCGAAGGCACCAAAGGCACCGAAGGCACCGAAAGCACCGAAGGCACCGAAGGCACCGAAAGCACCGAAGGCACCGAAGGCACCGAACGGAGTAAATCCAAACGGAGTAAATGAAAATGTTGTGACATTTCCAGAACTTGCAGATGTACTAGATGATCCATTTGCATTGTCTGCTCTAACATTATATGTCTGTGAAGTATTAGCCTCTTGATTTACAGTAACTGATGTTGAGGCTGTATTTCCAGATTTTCCATCAGATGATGTCCAGTAGTAATTTGTAATTGCTTTACCACCGTCTGCGGGAGCAGACCAAGACACGGAATCTTGTGCTTGATTTGCAACGGCAGATGCTGAAGGAGCACTTGGTGTAGCAGGAACGGTTGTAATGGTAACTGATGCTGTTGCAGCAGATGCAGCAGACCAACCATTTGCATTTTGTACTCTTCCAGTAAATGTATATCCTGTTGCAGATGACATCCCAGTTGGTGTAACTGGGCTAGAACCATTTGTTGTTTCAGATAATCCACTTGGAGTTGCTCCGTATGATGTTATTGATTTACCACCAGTTGCGTTTGCCGTAACTGTAACAGTTGCTGCTCCATTATTATATGGTCGATTTGTTCCAACGTCTACTGCTGAAACTGTTGGGGCTTGTGGAACAGTTGTTGCAGTTATAGAGTTAGATGCTTCTGATTCACTTCCAGTTCCATTTTCATTAGTTCCTTTAACTTTAAAAGTATATGCAGTTGCAGATTGAAGGCCTGTAACTGTTATTGGAGAAGATGCACCTGTTCCAGTGTACCCTCCTGGAGAAGATGTAACTGTGTAAGATGTCGCTGCGTTAGGTCCAGTTGGAGTAAATGTTACTGTTGCTGCACCATCATTATATTCACGATTAGTTCCAACATCTGTTGCTGTACCTATTGTCGGTGCGTATGGGGCTAAGAAGTCGTTTGACGACTGACTCATTCTACCTACTTGCTTTGACATAGTTAATCTCCTTTAATTTTTTATTAGGCTGATAGGTCTCCGAAGACCAACCATCCACTTGAAGTCTTTAGTGCTGTTGCTACTGAGTTAGTTGTTCTGAACTTTAGCCCTGGAGTTCCTACAACGCTGTTGGTTGAAGCAAACTGTGCTCCAGTACCAGAAGCCTGGTAGAAGTCAATTGATTGTCCAGTTGAGTATCCTGATGCTGGAAGAGTGATAGTTACTGCTCCACTTAGTGGAACGAACTTATCTTGCTCTCCTGCTGCAAGAGTTGCTGAAGAAGAAATTTCTGTTGCAAATGTTGTAATAGAAGGTACGCCAGCCTTTGCTTGTGTACCGTCAGAAAATACAATACCTGCTGCTGGTAGAGTTACTGTACCAGTGAATGTAGGTGATGCAAGTGGTGCCTTTGCTGTTAGAGAGTTTGTAACTGTTGTAGCAAAGTTAGCATCATCTCCAAGTGCTGCTGCAAGTTCATCAAGTGTATTTAACGCACCTGGTGCTGAAGCAATCAAATCAGCAACTGCTCCAGTTACGAATGCTGTTGTAGCAATCTGAGTAGTATTAGTTCCTGCAGATGCTGTAGGTGCTGTTGGTGTACCAGTAAGTGCTGGTGAGGCCAACGGAGCCTTGGCTGCAAGATCTGTTGTTAGGCTTGTAACGTCTGCTTGTGCAATTGCTGCTGAAGAAGACAAAACGCCAGATGCATTTGTCTTAACATATCCTGCAGTTGAAAGAGGAGTTGTTACAGTTCCAGTAAATGTTGGAGAGGCAAGAGGAGCCTTAAGGTTAAGTTCTGTTTGTGCAGCAGTTGAAACTGGCTTATCTGCATCTGATGTATTATCAACATTTGCTAGACCAACATCTGCCTTTACAAGTCCTGAAGGAGATGTAATTGTCTTGTTGGTAAGAGTTTGAGTTCCTGCTAATGTTACAAGGTTTGCTGTATCAGCAATACCGTGAACGTTTGTGGTTGCTCCATTATGAGCAGAAACTGCGGTTGTCGCAGCAGTATCAGCATAGGTTTTTGTAGCCAATGCTGCTGTATCAGCAATGCCATGGATATTTACAGTTGCTGTTCCATGACTAGAAAGTGCTTCAGTAATTGCAGATGATCTTGCTGCAGTTTCTAAAGCAACAGCACTTGATGCTGCTTGATCTGCATAGGCTTTAGTTGCTAAGGCTGCTGTATCAGCAATTCCATGTACGTTTGTAGAGTCCCCTTCGTGAGTAGAAACTGCATTGTCAGCATAGGCTTTAGTTGCTAATGCTGATGTGTCAGCGATACCGTGAACGCTAGTTGTGTCTGCTTCGTGACTAGAAACTGCATTGTCAGCATAGGCTTTAGTTGCTAACGCTGATGTGTCAGCAATTCCATGAACACCTGTTGTCAATGCTTCATGAGTATTTACCTGTGTTATAGTGGCTTTTGTTGAAAGTGCAGTTGTAATTGCTGTAGCAAATGTAGAATTATTATCAATTGCTGCAGCCAATTCATTTAATGTATTAAGTGCTGCTGGCGCTCCGTCTAGAATATTATTTATTGCTGTTGAAACTTTTGAGTCAACAGTTGACATAATTGATGCTGTATCAAAATCTGATGCATCGGTAAAATAGGAGAGTGAGTTCCAGGTCGACGAGCCATTACCCATCTTAAACTTGCCTGTGTCAGTCTCAAAGCCGATCTCACCTGCTGCTAAAACTGGTCCAAGACCACCATTTGCGGCTGCCCACTGTGCTGCGGTGCCTCTACGCTGTTGCATTCTAATTGCCATGTTTTACTCTCCTTAGTACTTTTATGTACATATTATATCTTATTTTTTATACCCCGCCACCATCAAGTACTAAACTTCTACTTGCTAATGCTTCGATTGCAGCATCAACAAATGCTGTTGTTGCAACCTGAGTTGTATTTGTTCCTAATGCTGCGGTTGGGGCAGTAGGAGTTCCAGTTAATGCTGGAGAGGCCAATGGGGCCTTAAGATTTAATGCTGTCTGACCTACGATATTATCGTATGTAGAACCATCATTTGTAAACTGCCAAACATCGCTGGATTCATTCCATCGTAATTGAGTATTTGCCTCATCTCCACGAGAAATTCTTATACCAGCATTTTCTGTTGGATTGCCTGAAGTGAAATTACTATTTAAATCAATAATATTATCTGCTAAAGTTATTGTTTCGCTATTAACTGTTGTAGTTGTTCCAGATACCGTTAGATTTCCTCCAACTACAAAATTTCCAGATACTTCTGCATTATCATTAACATATACTTTTCCTGTACCGTTTGCAGTAAGTGTTAAGTCAGTATTTGTTGATTTACTAGAAATAGCGTCTGCACTTAGTGGTACTGAAAATACTACTGGATTTCCATCACTACTAGTAATATTTTTACCTGCAGTAATTGATAGTGGACCCTTAATTTGAACACTACCAAGTCCAGTTGGATTTAGTTCAATGCTACCAGTTCCGCTTGTTCTTAATGACAAATTCTCATTAAGGTCAGCAGAAACGACAACATCTCCACTATTATTTGTTTCTAAAACCTTTTGTCCATTAACATAAATTGATCCTGGACCAACATACAAATCTTTCCACATTTTTGTTGGGCTACCCAAATCATATACGTTATCTACATCTGGAACTATGTTTCCAGTAGCACTTACTGTAGGAAGAACTACAGTACCTGTAAATGTTGGACTTGCAAGTGGTGCCTTAAGAGAAAGAGAATTAGTAATTGTTGATGCAAAATTAGCATCATCACCAATTGCTTCTGCGAGTTCATTAAGTGTGTCAAGTGCTCCAGGAGCGCTATTGATTAAATCTGCAACTTTGCCATCTGTATATGTATTAGCAGAAGAAAGAGCGGCGTTTGCCTTTGCGGTAGCATCTTCTGCTGCTGCAGCAATTGCTATTGCCTTTGCTTCGTTAGCCTTTGCGGTAGCATCTGCTGCTGCTGCTGCGCCTGCTGCGCTTGCCTTTGCGCTAGCATCCGCTGCTGCTGCTGAGGCAACTGCAGTATCTGCTGCTGCTTGAGCAGTCGAAACTGGCTTGTTAGCGTCAGAGGTATTGTCTACGTTTCCTAAGCCTATATCAGCCTTAACAATTCCTGTTGGAGTTGTAATTGAGGGAGATGTTAAAGTTTTATTTGTAAGTGTTTGTGTTCCAGCGAGGGTAACAAGATCTGCGGTATTTGCAATACCGTGTACGTTTGTTGCATCTGCTTCATGGTTGGAAAGATTTGTTGCAACGGTTGTAAAAAATGCTGGATCATCTCCAAGGGCCTCTGCGAGTTCATTAAGAGTATTGAGCATGCCTGGGGCACCATCAAGAATCGAGTTAGCATCTACGAAATAGTTGAGGTTAACCCAGCGATTACTACCATCGCCAATTTTAAATTTATTTGTGTCAGTTTCGTATCCGATTTCACCAACACCAAGTATAGGATTTGCAGATGTCCATGTTGCTGCAGTACCTCTGCGCTGTTGCATTCTTGTTGCCATTTTTACTCTCCTCGTGGTATTTCTACCATTTTATTTCTTTGCTTATTATAACATCAATTTATTAATTGAAATTATCTGTTGCTACTCCACCATCATAAACAACATTCCACGATGATGTATTTGGGTCTCCAGCATCTTGACCAGTACCCTGTGGATCATATGATGTTCCAGCATCAATGAAATTAGTTACAATTAACCCATTTCCATCAATAGAAGTATCATGAATATGGTCTGGTAGATTTAATGTGTCATCAATGGCTGCTTGGGTATACCAAATTCCATCATAATAAACATTAACTCTTTTTGTTATTGAATCTAGCCATAAATCACCATTATCTGGTGTAGAGGGAGCGGTATTCCCAACAACCATGCTACCTGCTACTGAGTCTACATATTCTTTAGTAGCAGCATGGCTTGATAGTGTAGGGTTTGCTACAACTACCGCCCCGCCGAACTCACCGCCACCTGTGACGATAAGTCCATTTTTAACCTTGAAGTCCTTATTGACTGTTGCCAAGATTACCACTCCCTCTTTTGTTTATTTTGTTATGCTAAAAGCGTTCCGACAACAGTAACATTTGAGTTATTGTTAGCGGTTGTTACACGAAGACGAACATCGTTGCCAGAAACATCTGCTGAAACTGATCCAAGAGAACCATTTGTTCCAACCATTGCGTATTCTGTAATAGCGACATTGTCTGAAGTGTCAAGTGTCAAGATAACCTTAGATACATCTGTATGTGATCCGTTAGCAATCTTAACAAGGAATTCAGCAGAACGATAGTCTGCCTTCAACCAAGATGATGCTGTATTTGTGCTTGCAGTTGGAACAGATGCTGTTGCTGCTACCTGCTTTGCAACAGAGTTAAGTTCAACTGCTGTAAAGTTAGGAACAACTGCTTCAAGAGCATCTACTGCACGAGCATCTGTGAAGTATAGGTTTGAACCTTCTGCAAGATCAGATGTTGATGAATCTGCAACACCATTTTCTGCTGTAATTGTAAGACCATTTTCGTCACCTGTGATAACGATGTTTGTCTTTGTTGCGCTTGTGATAAGGTTTGCTGCTGCAATCTTTGCACGAGTTGATGTGAAGTATTGATTTGAGCCTTCTTCAATATCTGATGTTGTAAGTGCATTAATAGCATTTGTAGCAAATGTTTCAGCATTTGATTGAGCATTATTTGCTTTTGTAGTTGCATCTGCTGAAGCGGTTGCTTCTGCTGCTAATTGAGCATTATTTGCTGCTGTTGTAGCAAATGATTCTGCATTTGACTGTGCTGTTGCTGCAGAACCTGCTGGATCATAATTTCCTGCAAGCCCATCAGCATAATCTTCTGCTGCAGACTGTGCGTTACCTGCTGCTGTTGTAGCAAAAGACTCTGCATTGGATTGTGCTGTTGAAGCATATCCTTGTGCTGCTGTATCAAGATCAGAAATCTCTGAATCTACATAAGATGTATCAGCCTTTGTTGCAATTAAGTTGGCAACATCGGTTGCATAATTTGGATTGTCAGCAATTGCTGCAGCCAATTCATTGAGTGTATCAAGAAGGGCTGGTGCTGAATCTACAAGTGCTGCAATTTCTGCATCTGTATATGCATTTGCAGTAGATACTGCATCTGATTCTGCTGCATCTGCATATGCTTGGTAAGCAGATGTAATAGCAGATTCACGAGTATCAGTGTATGCCTTGGCATCTACTTCAGCCTGATCTGCATAATCTTCTAGGTCAGAAACTGCAGAAGCGAGTGCTGCTGCTGCTGTTGCTTCTGCGCCAGACTTAGCAGCGTTTGCCTTTGAAGTTGCATCTGCTGCTGCTGCAGAAATAGCATCTGCTTCTGCTGCGTCAGCATAAGACTGATATGCAGAGGTAATTGCTGCTTCACGAGCATCTGTATAATCTTCTGCATCTGAAATTGCTTCGCCCTTGGCTGTTGCAACTTCTGCATCTGTAGCAAAAGATCCGTTTAGTG